TATCCTAACAAAGCATACGAATTAAAATTTGAATACTTTGAAATACCTACGCTTCTTAGTTTGTATACAGATACCCCTACAATCCCAGACCAATTTAGACAAATAATTATTGATGGCGCAACCGCATTCGCTTATCAGTACCGCGGAGAATCTCAACAGTACCAGTTGAATTTTGTACGATTTGAAGAAGGCATTAAGCATATGCAGTCTATCTTATTGAATAGATTTGATTATATGCGTTCTACATTTATTGAGAGGCCAAAGCTGTACGGCGCAGGTAATGTAATATAGGTATAAAAAATGGCAGACGAATCCGGCCTTAGTCCTTTTGTATTTGCCTGTCAGGGTGGTTTGGTTCTTGACCAGTCTACTTTTGTTATGCAACCTGGTATGGCCCTTGAACTAGAAAACTTTGAGCCTGATGTACAAGGGGGCTACAGACGTATTTCTGGTTATACTAAGTGGACTACAGAAACAGTACCCTACACTGCTAGTGCCACTGAAGCTGTTTTAATGTCTGCCTATTATAACGGCGATGTGATTGCAGCTAGAGGCGAAAAAGTATTCAAGTCTACAAACGGTAGTACACTTTTAGATGGCGCAGTACTTGCTGGTGATACAACTCTTACCGTTGATTCAACTACAGGTTTTCCATCAGCAGGAACCTTGATAATTGGTACAGAGCAAATTACTTATACGGGTACTACCGCAACCACATTTACTGGATGTACACGCGGGGCAAATGGTACTACTGCAGTCGGCTATCCAGATGGAACTGCTGTATACGCGTTTTGGACAGAGATAGATACTGGCAGAACAAGTGCTACTAAATACACGCATTTTAGATATACTCTAGCAGGTAGCGATTATATTGTTTGGGCAGACGGAGCAAACGCCGCATCAAAATACGATGGTAGCACTGTTACAGATTTAAATGCTACCGGCGCGCCAGCTGACCCTAAATATGTTGTAGGATATAAAAATATCCTTTTCTTTGCAGGGCATAGTGCTAACCCAGAAGAAGTTATTTTTACTGCTCCGTACACAGATGATGATTTTGCAGTAGCAAATGGCGCCGGCTCAATATCAGTAAATAGTCCTATAACTGCACTGTTTCCGTTTCGTGATATTCTATATATCTTCTGTCAAGAACGAATTTTTAGACTTCAAGGCAGCACATCTGCAGATTTTGTATTACAGCCTGTAACTAGAGAAATTGGGTGTATCAACGGCTTTACTGTTCAAGAATTTGCAGGAGACTTAATTTTCTTAGGTCCAGACGGACTACGAACAGTTGCTGGTACCGATAAGATTGGTGACGTTGAACTTGGTACAATTAGCCGACAAATTCAAGAACGCTTTACTGGTCTAAGCAATGTAGATGAGTTTGATAGCGTAGTTATTCCAGATAAGACTCAATATAGATTGTTTTTTTCTGACGCAAATAAAACAAGAGCCAACACTAAAGGTGTAATGTGTGTTAGAAGGGGGGATGCATATGAGTTTGCAGACCTTAAAGGGATTGCCCCAAGCGCTACAGATTTTGCGGTTGAGCAGGGCGAAAGCTATATTGTACACGGAGGATTTGATGGCTACGTTTATCGCCAAGAAAAAGGCGACGATTTTGACGGAAACAACGTAACCGGAAAGTATCGTTCCCCTGACTTAACAATGGGCGATGCAGGTATTCGTAAGGCTTTTCAAAGGGTTATCTTGAACTACGCCCCAGAAGCTGCCGTTAATGCCGATTTACTTGTTAGGTATGACTACGAATCACCTAACGTGCCACGGCCAGCAGCATACCCATTTGACACAACTACTGCTGTTGCTATCTACGGTTCATCCATATTTGGGGTTGCTACATACGGTGGTCAATCAAACCCATTGGTAAGACAGCCAATTGAAGGTTCAGGATTTGCAATAGCATTGCGGGTTAATGACAGGGGTACGTCAGCCCCTTATTCCCTAAAGGGATTCCAGCTTGAATTTGAAGCTGCAGCTAGGAGATAATATATGGCGGGCTATACTAGACAATCTACGTTTGCTGACGGTGATATTATCCAGGCATCGGACTTTAACGATGAATATAACCAACTTGTAAACGTTTTTTCAAACACAACAGGCCACGCACACGATGGTACTGCAGCAGAAGGCCCAGTCATTGGTTTGATTGGCGACCCTGGTGTTGCTACTCCATTAAACAAAGTTGTAGTTGATGATACAAACAATCGAGTTGGATTGTTTATTGATGCAGGGGGACTAGGTTCATCTGTTGAGCAGCTCCGTTTTCAAGATGGCGTAATTATCCCAGTAACTAACAACGATATTGACCTCGGTTCTTCTTCATTAAGATTTAAAGATGGTTATTTTGCCGGTAATGTTACTGCCGCAAACATATCGTCCACTGCGTTCAATGGCGACATTCTTCCTGATGCTGATAATACACGTGATTTGGGAAGCACAACCCTAGAATGGAAAGATTTATATATTGACGGCGTAGCCTATCTTGATAGCATTTCTATGCCAACTACAACAGTAACCGATATCCTTGACGAGGATACAATGGTTTCTGACAGTGCTACTGCACTAGCTACCCAACAATCCATTAAAGCATATGTAGACGCACAGGTAACCGCGCAAGACTTGGATGTTGCTGCTGATACAGGCACAGCCGCTATTGACCTTGATAGCCAATCCTTTACTGTTGCTGGTACTGCTAATGAAATTGAAACCAGCGCTACAGGACAAACAGTTACCATTGGGTTACCTAATAATGTAACTATTGGCAATAATTTAACTGTAACCAACGACGCTACTGTAACAGGCGTTTTAACTGTTAATGGCAATACTACACTTGGTAATGCCGCCACTGATACAGTAACAATTACTGCAGATGTAGCTTCAAACATTTTACCATCTGTAGATGATACTTACGATTTAGGCGCAACTGGTGCAGAGTGGAAAGACATTTATATTGATGGCGTAGCATATGTAGACAGCATTGCAATGCCGACTACCACTGTTACAGATATTCTTGATGAAGATACTATGTCTTCTGACAGTGCAACAGCCTTAGCAACACAACAATCTATTAAAGCGTATGTAGACGCCCAAATTACCGCTAATAACGAACTCAATGAGATTACTGATGTAACTATTACGTCGGTAGCTGACAACGAAGTTCTTGCCTACGATAGCACTAGCGGAGACTGGATTAACCAAACTGCTGCAGAAGCTGGTCTTGTAACGCTTACAGGCACAGAAACCCTTACTAACAAAACTTTAACTACTCCTATAATTGCGGCAATTAGTAATACTGGTACTATTACGCTTCCAACTAGCACCGATACTTTAGTTGGTCGTGCAACTACCGACACCTTGACAAATAAGACATTAACAAGCGCGGTCTTAAATACAGGTGTTAGCGGAACGGCTGTCTTGGACGAAGACACTATGGTGTCCGATTCTGCAACCCAGCTTGCAACTCAGCAGTCGATTAAAGCATATGTAGATGCTCAAGTAGGTGGCGCAGGTACACTTAACAATGTAGTTGACGATACTACTCCACAGTTAGGTGGTAACTTAGATGTAAATGGTCAGAGCATTGTATCTGTATCTGCAGGTAACATCTCAATTACACCAGATACGACAGGCTCTGTAATTATTGATGGTCTTAGCCACCCACAAGCTGACGGTACAACTGGTCAGTTCCTGAAAACAGACGGGGCAGGGCAACTTGCTTTTGCTACTGTAACACAGGCAACTGGTAATGAACTTGAGAATGTTGTAGAAGACTTAACCCCGCAACTTGGCGGTAATTTGGATGTCAATGGACAATCAATTGTTTCCGTATCTAACGGCAATATCAATGTAGCACCAAATGGAACAGGCTCTGTAATTATTGATGGTCTTTCCTATCCAAAGTCAGATGGAACCAATGGTCAAGTCCTGACAACCAATGGTTCTGGAACCTTGTCGTTCCAAAATGTGACAGAAACTGACCCATCAGCTCTTGCATTTGCAATTGCTCTAGGGTAAAATATAGAGGTATACATGGCAAACGCATTTTTATCAGAGACAGATACTGCAGTAGGAACGTCCCCAGC